CGGTGATGACAGCGTGATAGTGCAGATTGATGCGGACGAACTGGCAAAGGGATACGTGGCATGCGGCCAGGTCCCGAAAATCCAAGTGCGCCGCAACGAGAATTTTACGTACCTCGCTCGGATGTACGGTACTGTAGACGCTGTGCGCTGCGGTGTGACGAACAACTGCCAGGACCCCTCGAGGATCTGGACGAAGTTTGTCTATACACACCAAAAGCTTGCACGCGACGAGGACCGCCATCAGATTCTTCATTACAAGGCGTGCGCCGTCATGACCAACGACGGCAACTCTTTCGGTATCTCCAACGTGGCGCGTTGCATTCTGAATGCGACGAAGAAGAGGTACGGCTGGGTGTTTGAGGAGAATTACACCTCCAAGAACTACACCATGGCCACCGGAAAGTACACCAACCAGGCTTGCGACTGGTTTGAAGAGGTTACGCGCAAAGTGCACCCCCGGACAGATTTCACCGCTTTGGTAGAGTGGTTTTCGGAGGAACAAACGCTGGAAGATATCGAAAGACACCCCTGTTTCACGCGGGACAGCTCCACCCCTCTTGACCCGGCCAAGACCCACGTCCAACTTGACATCGAACACGGCAAGGCCGAGTTCGTGTCAGACGCAGCCAACATCGAGAAGGGTGATCCTGATGGAGTGCCAGACGTATCCAATCCCCACTTTCCCGAGGGGACGAAGATCGTCAAGCAACAGAAGGCGTACCGCTTGGGGCATGATATCAACGTTGCCGATCAGCAGGAATTCATGCGGTCCTATCCCGTACCTGCTTGTACAAAGGAACATCTAGCAGAACTTGAGGCGTTCTCGGCCGAGTACGAGGCGCGGCACGGTGTCACCCACATGGCTCACCCCATGTTCTGGGAGGAATTTGCCGCGGTAAGGAAATGGCATTGCCTCAACTCCCAAATGTTGCTCAGACCGGAGTATGCAGTAACGGTCATTCGACAGGTAACCAGACCCGGATGGGATCGGTTCCTGCTGGGCGCAATCAGTGGAGAGGCCGCGGCCATGGCGCAA